TTCCAACCGAGAAAAGTATCCCAGTGTTGCTCAAATGATCGACAAAGTTCGTGAGAGTTTTCCTGACGCCAAGGTGACGGCCATACGTCACTTGGAGCCAAGGGAATGGGCGGAACGTATGCACCAGCTACGCACCGCCCGTAAGGAGACAGACGCTAAGATACGGGTGGGTGCACCTCTAGCCAGTCTCTCACCAAAGACAATGGCCGAGAGAGCCGATCAGCTATAGCCTCCATGCCCCACCCGTCGATGGCCATGTCCTTGGCCTTCTGCTTTGTGGATCGTGACGACACGATTGTACGTTCGTCTGTGATGGTGTTGGCTGCATACCCCACCCATTGCAGACGATCATGCAAGTCTGACCACTCACGGACTTTGCCGTAGCGTATCTCATTGACCATGTAGAGTTTGTAATCCGCTGGGCATTTGCGTTGGAGCGCATCCCAGACAGGCTTGGTGTAGTCTTCATCCCAGATGCCAGCGTTCTCTCGCGCCGTCTCTTCGTCTGGGAATACCTGCGTGACTTTGATCTGCGTCTCCAAGACGGTAAGCTGGTTCGATGATCCAGCCTCACGCCCTGACTTCCCATTCTCTCCGGGCTTGTTGGAGTGGTGGACCATGATCACTGCATAGCCAGAGTTGCGCAGACGTGTGGCAAGCTGGTTAACGCGAGACCATTCTTGAGCGTCGTTCTCCTTGAGACCCGGAAACGCACTGCGGATGGTGTCGATCACCACAACATCTGGCTTCACGTTGATCACCCACTCCTGCAATGCGGCCAGACCTTCGGGTTGCAGCAGGCTCATGTCCTTACCCTCAACGAAGGGTGTCCAGATTTGCAGCCTGTCGCCTGTGTCTCCGTGTGCTGTGCGCAGTTCCATCAATCGTCTGGCGATGGTGGACATGCCCATCTCGTAGTCGAGATAGAGTACCCGTGCCGCCCTGCCGATCTCAAAGGGGCCAAAGTATTTGCGGCCAGCGGTGAGTGCGCCCAGCGCATGCTGGAGGAACATGGACTTCCCGTGTCCTGAGTATCCGTGCACCTGAACGATGGTGGCTGGTGGTAGCCATGGTTCGATCAGATAGGAACGCCCGTCCGCCTCACGCATGAGGTCTTCGGCATCCTTCATCTGGATCAGGCGCTTGGTTTTGGCGGGCGGCTTCTCCGCTACGGGGTGCTCGGACGTCGTGGTGACGTGTGTTGCCTCGCGTGGGATGTACTCGCCCGTGTCCGTGAAGCGCTCTGGATGGTTGCGCCGTTCGGCAGCCTCCATACTCCGCACCGTGGCCTCATACTCGGCTGGCTCTAACGGGTCCACGTAGAACTCATTCATGAACGAGTAGCCCTTGAGGCGCAGTTCATCGCCGAAGTACCCATCCATGATGCACTCGCTGATCCACCGCATGACGCGCTCGTTGCGGCCATTGCTCATGCCAGTGGGTAGCCTGCGGGTGGTGGGGTACTTCTCCAAGACGTAGCGGGCGGTGTTGTCCCACTCGGAGACGAACTCCCCCATGGCCTCGATGCCGGACAGGTCAAGGTCACCGAAGGAGAACCCGTCGTCCTTCGACTTGCTTGCCATGTGAGCATCAAGGCTGGGGGTCCAGTCCTTCCACATTGGCATGTCGTCCCAGTCAAGTGTGTGGGTCGGGTAGTCCCAGTGATAGCCAGAGGATGGGGGCAAGAGTGCGTATGATCCGTCACCACGGAAGTCGAGGCCGTTGATCTTCGGCCAGTCCTCCCCCTTGCTGTTGTTGCCAGCACGGGGTCCACGTCGAGTGCCATCCTTTGGGTGTTCGAAGTATAGGTGAACACCGCGCTTGGTCTTTACCCTAATCGGGCTGCGCATGTCCGCGTCATACGCGGCGTGGATTGCATCTTCATTATCGCAGTCCACCACAACGCAGCCTGATATTTCCCCCGTGACAATCGCAAAGGAACAGTCAGGCCACGCCTCAACCCACGAGGTGATTTCATCTTCGGTCGGGTGGCGATCCTGATAGGCCAGCCATTTGATCAGAGGCCGCTTTGTGTCGGGGCTGATCGGTATGAGTGACCACCCTCGCTCAAGGTATTCGATTGCAATGTCTATCTTTTCGGATACCTTCACTCTGCTTCTCCCTCCTTGAAGTAGTAGTCCAGATCAATGTTGGGACGCGCTGCCTTGATACGCTCAAGGATCGGAGAGCCGATGTAGTTGTGCTTGATCCATCGGTAAGGTGCGGTGCGGGCGACACCCGCAATACGCGCCACCTCGGCGGCACCCCCAAGGTCGTCAATCAACTGGCTGACTTTCATTGTGGTCGGCATGTGTTCTCTCCTTTTTTGAAAAACACTCTTGTCTAGGTGTCATATCTATTATACACCTTTCGATGTCACAGCAAGACACCTTAATCACCGGAGGACAATCAATGAGTGACTGGGACAGCCTTGATCACAAGGCCAGAGAGGTGGAACCAGAGCCGCCACATGTAGAAGACACACCCCTGAACGTGGACGATGAGAAGTGGAAGAAGCTGGCTTTCTTGGCCATCACGCTATCCGAAACACGTGATCGCCTCGAAGAAATGAAGGCCCTTGAGAGCGCAACTGTTGCGGAGATTGAGCGGTATCTTCCGGGCGGTGATCCAGATGAAGAGCCAGTGTTGTATCCCCTGACCGATACCGTCCAGATGACAGTCACGTACCGTGATCGCTGGTTGTGGGATCAGGACACACTCGACAGCATCTTGGGTGGAGAGGGTGATGAAACACTCCCATCCTTCATCAAGAAATCAACACGGGTAGATCGCAAGAAGTTTGCCGCACTACCCACGTCAGAGCAAAGCAAATGGAAGCCCGCCCTGACACGCAAACATGCTCCAGCAAAAATCGAGGTAGACAATGTTTAAGCCGCTGCGCACGTCGGACTTGGCCAAGGATGGCCCAAGTAAGGTGCTGCTCTACAGTCACCACGGATTTGGTAAGACTTATCAATGCCGTAAGTATCAGGACCGTTATGGCAAGGGATTGATTATCTCTGGTGAGGCGGGCCTGAAATCCATCGAGGATGTTGATATTGATTACATTCCGTTCACGTCTTGGGATGGCAACCACGATCCAGAAGGTGACGTGTATTCCTTCAAGGGCATCATCCGCATGCTCTCGTCCCCTGACTTTGCCAAGATGGGATACAAGTGGCTGGCCATCGACAGCCTGACAGAACTGTCTGAGCGGCTGATCGAACACCTTGAGAAGGAACACGCAGGGTCGGGTAACGGCTTTGCAATGTGGGGTGACTACAACCGCATCATGATCGGCGCTCTCAAGTGGGTCCGCGATCTTCCCCTGCATGTCTACGTGACGTGTCTGGCCAAGGAAGAGAAGGATGCCAATGACGTCACCCACTTCTGGCCCTTCGTCAAAGGCAATGCGGTATCCAAGCAAGTGCCTGCCCTCTTCGACCATGTGTTGTGTGGTGTTCGCGTCACCGACAAGGACGAGAAGGGTATGCCCAAGGTTAGACGCTACGTGATCACAGACGAAGTGTCTGGATGGCACGGCAAGGTCCGTGATCCAAGACGTCGCCTGAAAGCCTTTGAGCGGACAGACGACATCACCGAACTTCTCCACCTCATGTCCATGTCAGACGAAGAGTTTGATGCCCTACGTGGTGGTATGAAGCCTGCCGACAAACCGGCAAAATCAATCGAAGAACTTGACGCAGTAGTGTCTGATAAAGGAGACGACAAATGAGTGGATGGAATGGATTTGCGAACCTCGACCTGAGCAGTGTTGAGGCGGATGATTACGCACCGCTGACCAAGGGTGAGTATGAGGTCACCTGTACCAAGGCAGAGATCAAGACTGCCGCCAATGGCAAAGATAAGCGCGTTGTCGTGAGCCTCAAGGACAATGGTGGCGCAGGCTCTATCGCCGCTGGCTTCAATGTGGTGCATACCTCTGTGCCCCAAGCGCAGGAGATTGGCTTGCGTCAACTCAAGTCCTTCTTGGTGTCGGGCAACCACCCGAACCCAGACAAGCCGGGGGATATTGAGAGCATGATTGGCCTCACGTGCCGCATCTATGTGGACCTCGGCAAGCCGTATCAGAAGAACGGCCAGACGGTGCAGCGCGAGGAAGTCAAACGCTTCATCATCGACGGGGACGCCCCCGCGCCCAAGCCGCAGGCTAAGAGGTCTGTTGATCTGGATGATGAAATCCCGTTTTGATTGGAGGCAATGTTATGCGTATGACAAGCGACAACATTGCAGCCATGAAGGCTATGGCAGCCGATGAAAATGTTAGGGTGCTTGGCGCACCCTACCCTGCCAACCGACCTGTGAAGGTGGAGAAGGTTGTGCAGGACAGGGACATCCTGTCAGAGGGCGCAAGACTTGCGCTCTCTGTTATGAAGGATGGCCGATACCGTACCAATGAAGACGTGGCGCTGGCCATGAAGTCGCAAGTGAATGAGGTAAAATGTTACCTCACTGTGTTGCGGCGTCTTGGTTTTGTGGAGGGTGATAGGCCCAAGTCCTGCACCATCTTCACGTGGCAGATCACCGAGGAAGGGATGGCGCATCCAACATGACAAGATCGTTGAAGGCGGAAGATGTTCTCCGCAAAATTGATGACGCATACGAAGCAGACAGGCGCGACAAACCGCGTCGCTACATTGGTGCCTCTATCGTCGGCAATCAGTGTCAGGCGTCTATCGCCTTCAACCTGCGTGGCTTTCCAAACAAGGAGCCAGACGCAAAGCTGAAACGCATCTTTGGCCTCGGTCACAAGATTGAGGACATGGTTGTCGCTGACTTGAAAAAGGCAGGGTACGCTGTCTGGGAGGTCGATGCTCTCACGCGCAAGCAATACACCTACTCTGACTTTGGTGGCCATGTGGTGTGCCACACAGACGGGATGATTGAGATCGAAGACGAACTCATGATCCTTGAGATCAAGTCGATGAACGATGCCTCGTTCACCAAGTTTGTGAACCTCGGCGTAAAGCAATCACACCCTCAGTATTTCGGGCAGGTTCAGATGATGATGGGGATGGCGCGTATGCAGTCGTCTCTCTTCATTGCCTACAATAAGAACACGTCTGCCTACCACTGCGAGATCGTGGAGTTTGACCAGTTTGAGTTTGGCTTCATCCGCCAGAAGGTAGGGCTGGCCCTGTCGGGCGAGGTGATCAAGATCGCAAAGGATGAAACAGACTGGCGGTGTCGGTTCTGTTTCAAGTCTGACGCATGCTGGGGCCACGTTGAGGTTCCCGCGCTGTGCCAGACATGTACCCACTCTTCGCCCACTGAGGACGGTGGTTGGTACTGCAACATGAAGGGGCGTCCAATACCGGACCACCCCTGCGATGACTGGCAACAATTCAAACCAGCAGAAAGGGAGGTCTGATGACGCCCAAGACATATGAACTGGAACTCAAATACATAGAAGCGGTCCTGTACGCAAAGAGAGAGGAGGTCAGGTTGGGTACTTTGAAGCGGAGCCTGTACTCTATCGGGGGTCGCATAGACGTCCTCAAGGCAGAGGGTGAGACAGAGGAACTGGTGAGGGCAAGAGACAAGCTGAGATACGTGCAGAAGGACTGCGATGATAGCGAGGTAGAACTCGGAGTGTTGCAGGCAGAGGCAGAGGTTGCGCTCTTGAGGTTCAAAGCTGAATTGGAGATGGAATGACTGACTGCAAAGACCGATATGCTGACCCTCACGATCAGCCGCATCAAGACGTCTGGCCGGAAGGGAAGAAGTTCGACGGCGGCAAGAACCGCCTCGACCTTGTGCCGCCAGAGATCGTCTTGGCCATTGGGGACATCCTCACCTTTGGCGCTGAGAAATACGGTGACCGGAACTGGGAGAGGGGGATGAACTGGTCACGTGTGTACGGGGCCATGATGCGGCACATGATGGCGTGGTGGAGCGGTGAGAGCAATGACCCTGAAACAGGCAAGTCTCACCTTTGGCATGCGTCTTGCTGCATGGCGTTTCTCGTGACGTATGAGCAGCGGGAGGTAGGCAAGGATGACCGCCCTCACTGGTAAATGGGACAGCAGATTTGTGGCGCTTGCCTTCCACGTCGCCGCTTGGTCGAAAGACCCCAGCACCAAAGTCGGCTGCGTCTTGGTGAACCCCAAGCGTCAGGTCGTGGGCATGGGGTACAACGGCTTCCCGCGTGGCGTCCTAGACGGACATGACAGATACAAGGACCGTGAGCAGAAGTACTTGATGGTTCAGCATGCGGAGGCCAATGCGATCCTGAACGCGGTGCAGTCTCTGGATGGCTGCGCGGCCTACGTGACACACCACCCATGCGCAAACTGCGCTGGCCTGTTGATACAATCCGGCGTGGATCAGGTGATCACTCTGCGCCCGAAGGATGGCTTGGCTGAAAGGTTCCGTGATAGCTTCGCCGCAAGTCGGGACATGATGAACGAGGCGGGTGTTAGCCTGCGCTACTTCGGGGAATAAACTCTTCGAAGTCTGGGCATGCCAGTGAGAAGGTGGCGTAGAGCGTCTGTATCTCACTGGCTGTCTGCGCAGTGTCTGAGCGTGACCGTGTCGGGAGTGCTTTTCCAATCTGACGACAGACCTCGGCTTCACTCGCGCCACCCCGCGTCATCGTACTTACGCACCCTGTCATCGACATTGCGCTCAACAGCATCACGTATTTTGTCAGCACGTTCTTGATCCTTTATTTTGGCGTCTTGTTCTGCGTCCTTCCGGCCCTCACGTCTGGCCAGAAGGAGGACGCCTATGGCAGCGACGACAGCGGAGAAGACCGCGATGATCTGGAACTTGATGCGAGACAGAAACCCGATCACTTCTTGCTGTCCCTGCGGAAGGAGAAGGCCATGACTGTCACCAATGACACAACGATTATGATGACCTCTGCAAGGTCATGTTGCAGGTAGGCAGGCATCCACCCCTTGGCCACCAAGAAGGCCATGAGAGGCGCTATCAGGTGGCGTATGAGCCGAAGAACTTCACGCTGTATCTCCATGTCACTTCCTCCGCTTTGAGAACAGGCCAGACAGGGCATCGACAAGCGCCGTGAGCCATGAGGGGCCAGAGGGTGGAGGGGCATTGTACTTGCGATCCTCAACGACTGTGCGCCACCATGCTGTGACGTCGAAGCCCGGACACTGTGTCGCCGCTCCGGGCATGTCACGGTGGCCGATGACAATCGGACCCTTCGTCGGGTCTAGGCCGTCGCCACCGAAACGCTCCAGCATCATGTCAATCCAAGTGATCATGGCGTCGATCTGTGCGGGAGTGCGGGTGTCGAAGCCAGTGTTCATGTCGTGGATGGAGACGCCGCCTTCGTAGCAGTAGCCCACGCTGCGGGAGTTTTCTCCTTGGGAGTGAGCGCCGACTTCGAACCGCCCCGGCTGGGATAGGTCACGCCCCGGCATGAAGCCTCCGGTGCGCGGGCCGTATGCGTGATAGCCGATCTCCTTGAAGCCACGCTGAATGTGGCCCTTCTCGATGGCATCGTAAGACGTGACGCGCTCAACCGGAGTTGCGCTGTAGTGGACCACGATCCATTTCACTTGGTTGTCTGGCCGGTATGCCATGCCTGTCCTCCTCAGAACTTCTTCGTCCAACTTTCAGTGAACCTTTCACCGAATGTGCCGTTGCTTTCGTCCTCCTTGGGGAACAGGGAGTTGACGATACCCTCACGGGCAGCGCGGTTGCCGCCAATGCCGGGGATGCGGGTGGCCACCTCACGGACAGCAGAGCGCTCCTTGTAGTTGCTCTCTGTGCCGTCAACGACCATCTCCTTCACGCCCCCGCCTACAGTGGTGGCCGCTGTGATCAGGCCAACAGATGGGCCGCCGATAGTGGAGAGGATACGGACTTGGCCGTAGGCTCCATTCTCAACCTGCGTTCCCACGCTGTGCATCATGTCGCCAAGGATACCCAAGCCGCCCATCATCAAGACGCCCTCCAAGTACCAGCCAAGGAAGTCGTTCTCGTCGCCGTGGACATCCTCGTCGTAGCCCATGGACTTGAGCAGGTTCCGCTTGCGGAAATCAGCCTCGTCACCCTCGTCACCACCGCGCATCTGGACAATGTCCTTCACACCCAAGGCAACTGCGCCAGAGGCAGGGCCGAAGGTTGCAAGGTAGATCAGCGGTGTGAGGTTGCCCTTGTTGGCTTCCTTGACGATGTGAGACGTCATGCGGTGCATCATCAGCGGGAACGTCTTGAGCTGCGTGATGACCGCACCCCATGGCGTCTGCGCCCAGAGCGGGATGTCGTTGGGGTTGGGCGCAAAGACCGCGTCATTGGCAAAGTGGATGACGGCTTTGCGCACAGTGTCGTCTGTCTCGGTGAGCGAGAGATCAGACAACGTCTGGCCTGCACGTGATCCGCCGGGCGCAAACTCTTCCACGCCGTAACGCTTCATGAAGCGGTAGGCTTTACGGAAGGACGCGGGCTGCTGGTTGTACGGCACCCCTGCTTTGTGAGCGCTGAACGCCCGCTGCTGCTCGGCGATCAAAGCCTCAAGACCTACGGCCCCCGCCATGCGACGGTTGAAGTCTGTCCAAGGTGTGAGGCCAGTGGCGTTGAAGAAAGACGTGGACAGCTTGCCGTCTGACCCACCGAAGAGATGGATCATGCGCTCATGCGTTATGCTTTCAATGGCCACCCCTGTACGGGCGATTGCCTCACGGTAGATCGGATCAGAGTGGTACTTGCGCTGCGCCTTGATGAACGCCTGCATGTTGCCTGACCGGATAAGCGGCAGCATGACATCACCCAGAGAGGTGAGCATTGTGTAGCTGAGAAGGGTGATGGAGTTGAAGGCGCGGATTTTCTGAGAGGCTCTCTCCGAGACTTCGGAGGTTCCCTTCATGCGCTTCCGCATGGCCACGTTCATGGCTTCCTGAACCCACTGCAAGTCCTCGTTCTTCATCCCAGACTTCTGGCCCTTGTAGTCTGCCAGAGCGCCAACGATGGCGTCCACGCGGCGGGTATAGGCCAGTGGGATTTCACCCCGGAAGGTTCGAGGTGCGAGGTCCATCATCTTCTTGCGGGCAGCGGCTGTGCCGTTGGCCTGCGTCTCGGCGATGATCTCGTTGGCAAACTTCAAAGCCGCGCCGGGGTTCTTGGAGAACGGCATGGCCGTGACTTCTTTGAGGTTGAACGTATCCGGCTGTGCCTTGAGGTCGAGGCTGGACCACTCCTTCGTGAACGTCTTGTTCGTGGACAGGAGGTGGGCAATGCCCTCTGCACCTTGGTCAATGACCGTCAGGTAATCGTAGAGGCCATGGCTGTTGACGCCCATCTTCTCAATGTGGGCAAGACGTCTGGATGAGCCTTCGAAGTATTTCACGAGGATGGCCTCAAGGTCATTCTCCAGATACTTCTCGATCTCACGCAGGGCTTCGGGGTGTTTCTCCAGTTCGACCATACGGGCGAAGTCGATGCTGTCGGCCTGTGGGTTGCGGGAGCCACCTTCCAGCGGCACGAAGACGCCATCACTGTCATCCCCAACGATGCGGGAGTGCATGTAGTCACCAAAATCCATGGCCTTCTGCATGTCCACTGGCTCGCCGATCTTTGTTTTCTCGATCACGTAGTAGTTGGCCATTGCGGCCTTGTAGCCTTCAGGGTCTTTCTCGATGGCTGTGACGTTGTAGACCTGTGGGAAGTAGTTCTTCCGCTTGCCCATGAAGATGCCAGACTTGACCAGTTCGTCGCGCTCATTGTTGAATGAGTTGCGGACTTGCTGGTAGGCCGAGCGCTCTTGAGCGGTGAGGGCCATCTCCTGTCGGGAGCCTTCCCCGTGGCGCAGTGCGCGGACGATGCGGGTGTAGCTGTCAGGCTGCTTCTGCCCGACACCAACCGTGACAGACCGGACCCATGCGCGGGCCTTGCCGTCTGCGTCTGGCAGGGCGCGGAGGGACTTCTCCAAGGGCATGTACTTCTTGGCCAGACGTTGCTGTACGTCCGGGAAGATGTTGCGATACCAGCCAGAGACCCAGTTCATTCCCATCTGAGCAAACTGCTCGTCTTGCGACATGATCCAGCCACGCGGTCCACGGTTCACCATGGCACTCACTTCTTTTACCGTGGGCTTGCGGCCAGAGGCCATGGACATGAGTGCGCCACTCAAGGAAGGATCGCCTCCACGCTCCACTTCTTCCCCAATGGATGCCGCGCTGACCTCTGACATGCTGCTGATGCGGCCATCGGCGATGGCCTCGACGATGCTGGCGTTCATGTTGGCTGGCACCAGACGTGGGGTCCGGTTGTAGAGCAGGGGTGACGTCTCGTCGTACATGACTGCGTCTACGCTTTTGACGTTGTTGCCAGAGAAGAGGATGGGAGCGTCGTAAGAGGTGACCTCTCCTGCGTAGGTGCGGCCATTCTCTGCGACTGCCGTGCCTTCAAGGTCCAGCACGTTGGAGTGCGTGGTGAGCAGACCGTCGTGGCCAGCTTGCTGGAGGCTTGTGTTCAGGCGGGCGCGGGCTTGGTCTGCGCTCAAGTCTTGGCTGCGGGCCAGAGAGGAGACCAGCCACTTGTAGGCTTCGTTGCCGTCCATGACCTCTGGGGGTGATGGGATTTCAACACCGTCTTCGGTGATCAGGCGCTCCAAGATGCCGACCAGTGCAGGGTCACCTTGCTCGTAGCGGGCGTTCTTGCGGAAATCGACAGGGTTCTTGAGGCGGACGTAGACAGGCAAGACAGCAGGGGAGAAGTCCACGCCGAACTTGTTGACCTCTTCCAGCATCTCATACTCAGTGTCGATCATCCGGTCCATCTTGTAGAGCAGGGCCTCGATCTCCTGATCCATGATTTCTCTGGAGATTTCATCCATCTGCCCGACGCTGTCCAAGAGCATGGTGTACTCACGACGCATGGTGGCGATGCGCTTGCGCGTGTCACCGATGTTGAGCGCGAGGTCTACAAAGTCTTCGACCTGCTCCGGGGTAGCATCCGGGTTGGCTGTCTCCATTGCCCGGATCATCGCCTCAGGTGTACCTTGCGTGTAAACCTGATCGGCGGGGCGCGGGTCTGCCGCGACATAGAAGCCGGGACCAAAGTTGCCGTTGCTGGAAATCTTGACCCGTGGGTTCTTGTTGCGTGACAGGGCATCTCCGTTGGGGGTGCCATGGTAGAAGGCCACGGGGTTGCCGTTCTCGTCAGCGCCGTATCCGTTGGAGACGTAGCGACGGGCGCGATCCTTCTGCGCACGGGGTGCGTTGAGGAAGACGTCACTGGCATATGAGGGGGCCAGTTCGGGTGAGAGTGCGCGTCCCTTGAGAGCGCTGTTTGCCAGCGGCCCTTTGGGGCGTGTCGCCATCATGTCGCCATAGAAGGACAGGCGGCGGAAGGTCTGGCGGATGTCGTCGCGCCCGATCAGCCCGTTCACCACATAGGCCACGTATTCGACAAGGCGGTCGATGGCGCGGTCAAAGCGACCCCGGAGTTCCACGTCTTCGAAGCTGCCATTGGTGATCTGTTCGTAGATGTCGCCCCGACCAACGCGCTCTGACATGTACTTGGCAAGGCTTTCGGAGAACCACTCACCCGCAAGAAGGTTCTCGCGGTCACGTGCATCAAAGTCTGCATAGCGTGAGCCGTAGGCGTCGATGACCTTCTTCTTGATCTTGTCATCTGCCGCATCGTAGGCGGCATAGATGGCCTCCATCTCCTTGTCAGGCATTGCACCGGAGCGCATGACGACGTGACCGATCTCGTGCATCAGGTCGAGGGGATCGCTCTTGCCCTTGGTGAGACCCACGGCCATGCGGCGAAGGTCTGAGCGAAGGCCAGTGAACTCTGGGCTGCGGAAGTCGGCGAAGACTGCGCTGCCTACTACGCTTTGTGGGCGGCCAGAGAGGCGGGCGACGTCTTGCGCAGACATCAGGTTGGCGTTCTCTACGGTTGCCTTGGCGGTGCGGCCCATCAGGTTGACCATGCGGTACGTCATTGTCCGCATGGAGTTCTCGATGACCGGATCGCGGTGCGTCATGTAGGAGAGCATCTCGCGCACAGTAGCGCGGGCAGACGCGGGGATGCCGTTGTTGTCCGGGATGCCGATGCTGTCCATCCGCTCTTGGCTGATTGCGGCCAGAGTTTGGGACTGCACGGGGTCGCTGAGTTTGACGTCCTCGCCGTAGCGCAGGCGCAGTTCGTAAGACGTCTGCTTGAGGACGTCGGCGTTGCCTTCGTACAGAGCCTTGAGGTACGCCGCCCTGACGACGTTGGTGGGCGAAGTCTTGATTGCCTCAGGCACCTCGACCTTCGTCTTCGGCATCGTCATGGCCTGCTCTTTTTGGATCAGAGCCATGGCCAGATGGGGTGCCGCTTCTGTGTCGCGGTTCTCCATCAGGGACTTGCGCAGCGCCATGAGACCCATGCCTTTGTAGTCTGTGGTGGCTGTCTCAGGCTTGGCGGTAGCGGTTGGCTTGCTCTTGGCCTTGGTGACCTTTTCCGCCTCTGCCGTTGCGGCACGGTTGGAGCGCTCGACCTTCTTGGCCGCAGTGGTTGCGCCCTTGGATACCTTCTTGGACTTGTAGACTTTGCGTGGCTTGGCACCAGCCGGGAGCTTGGATGTCCCTTCGGCCATCTTGTACTTGCCCGTGATTGCGGCCCCCATGATGTCGAGCAGCGCACTTGGAGATGTGGCGTCCAAGTCTTTGATCTGGGCTGGGATGGCGACGTTGCCTTCCGCATCTGTCGGTTTGTACTTGCCGTTGTAGCCGTTGTAATAAAAGTCAGCCAGCATCTCTGCGCGTTCCAGCATGTTGCTGGACGTTGTGCCGCCGCCGAAGTCTTCGAAGCCCGGAGGCAGGAAGCCCTTTGACCCATCGTAGCTGGCAAAGTCTGTACCCATGATGGCATCAAAGTCAGCGATGCGGGCCTTCATGAGCATGGAAAGCCGACGTGTTGGCATGAAAGTGCCTGTCTTCTTCGCGTCCCCTTTGAGGGAGAAGAGCATGGAGACCATCTCTTTGTAGCCGTTGATGATGCCATCGTGTGAGCCGCTGGAGATTGCTTCTTCGAGGGTGTCTTGGACCATGCGCACCTCAGTCAGGCGCTTGGCGTACTGCTTGCCTGCGTCGGTCTGGGGTTCGTAGTCCACGCCGCCACGGAACAGGCCCTCCTGATCGTCTGGCAGGATTTTGGAGAACAGAGGCTCAAGGTCTGCGTCGATCTTGGCGTTGCCCATGTAGCGGTCGAAGATCGCCTTGACGTAGCGACCAATCTTTTTCCAGTACGCTTCGTCTTGCAGCGCGGGATCGCCGTTGCGGGTGACCCACATCTCAAACTGCTGCGCGAACAACTCTTGAGGGTTGAGGTTTGCGTTGCCGCCTTTGAGGGGCTTCTCTTTCGGTACAGGCATGCCGTCATATTCCGGCAGCGCGTCTTGGACAGCCTTCGGATTGCCGACGTACTTCTCCATGGCCCGCCAGAATTGGGCGCGGTCTGCGTCTGTCAGGATGTTCAGGTACGCCCAGTGCGCGACCTCATGATACAGGACAGAAGATGCGGGTCTGTTTCTTACGGTTCCATTGAGATTGATGGCCTGTATGCCATCTGCATAATCCGTGTTTAGATTGTTGACCTTGGTGTTCTCTCGGAAGTTTGGAGCGACGTCCTTCTTGCCGCCAAGACGGCGGGAGATGAAATCCTTGGCCAGCTTTACTTCTTCCGGCGCGTATTTCTGGAAGATGGTCTCGACCATATCAACAGCTTGAGCGCGGGTTCCCTGCTCAAACATGATGCCGTCTGGCATTGTGCGGGACAGAATGTCCGAAAGCGTTGCGAGCGCACGTGCAACGACGGGAACGCCACCGATTTGCTCAAGTCGCTTCCAGTCGATGAGGTGAGTAATGTGGCTGACCATCATTAAATCCTTGACGGTCAGGCTGTCACCTTCCTTGACGGGAGATAGTGCGCCCGCTGTCGCAGCGTTGATCGCGTCAACCTCTTCGGCAGTGAGAGGCTCTGAGCGGACAGCCATGGTTTCGGCGTTGTAGATGGCGGGAGGTGGGGCGTCGGCTTCGGCAGACGTATCACGTGCCTTCTTGATGATGTCGCCTGTGAGGTTTTCATCTGGGGCATCGAGGCGATCAAACAGATTGCGCAGCTTGAACGCATTGTGAGTGTGCTGGTTGGCCGGGGCGTACTTGACTTCCCAGTCTTCAATCTTGCCCTTGCTGCCAATGAGGTCTTGCATTGTCTTGCCGTCAGTCACCTGCTTGGGAGACATCATGCGCACAACATTCGGGTCGCTCTTCTTGCGAATGATGAGCAGACCTTCGCCCTTGGAGGCGGCAGGGATGGGTGAGTTGTCGGCCTGTGCTCTCTTGGCTTTCTGAACGGACGCGGCTGGCTTGCCCTTGCCCTTCTCGTCGGCCTTGATCGGCTTCTTGTTTCCACCTTCTGGCCGCATCGCAAGCGCCATCTCACGGCTCTCGTATGCCTTGCCCGTTACAGCGTCTGCGAAGGCGATGCTGCCGCGTGGCACCTTGTTTTCGCCACCGCCATTGGTGATTACTTTCTCGTTACCCGATGCTTTGAAAGGGACGATGTCCGGGCCTTGCTTTTCTGTTGCCCGGATCAGGGCCTCATCAAAGTCGAGGGTGGCTTTCGTGGGGTATGGAGCGCCAGAGATTGTGTAGTCTGACCCCTTGGCGATAGGGGTGCCGCGCTGCAAGAACGCTTGGATTTGTCCGGTAGATGAACGGCCAGCGGTGGTGAACTTGCCCGCTTCTCCCCACTTCTGGGATGAGCCACGAGGAGACTTCGCGTCTGCCCTGCCTTCGGATGCCACTTCGATGCGAGCCATCTTGAGTGCGAACTCAGGAGACACGCTGTCGTCTGCAGCCACCATAGCATCTGCGCGGGCCTTGGCGTTGGCCTCCTTGGCCTTGGTCAGGGGTGTGTCGAACTCGATGATGTCATCCAGCAGACCTTGGTTGCGGGTGTCATTGAGCAGGTCTGTGAAGAAGTATTCCACGTCTTTGGGGTCGAACTCACCGCGATCCTTGGCGGCTGCAATGAGCAACCGGAGTGCTTCGTCTGCGTCGTCGATGCCCCCGTCACCAAGTTCCTGCATCAACTCGTCTACGTGCATGGACAGGTTGGCCACGTATTCGTCGATGGGGCCGCCTTCTTCCTGCTTCTTCTTGAGAGCGTTCTTCAATGCGGTGCGCGGCTTTTGTGTGGGGTCTTCCTCCATGACCTTGCGGTAGTCGATGCCGTTCTGGATGGCGCTACGGCGCAGGGCCTCAGGTACTGGAGTTGGAGCGGCAACGTCTGGCTTCTCGGCAACGCGCTTCTCTTTCAAGAACTTCTCAAGCTGGCCCTTGGTGATGAAGCCAGTGGAGCCTTCACCGTCGCCGATGTCGGAGGCTTTGATCTTGATCTTGTTGTCGTCGATGTACTTCTGGGCCGGGGCCGAAAACTTGCCAGCGTTCTTGGTGGGAGGAAAGCGGTCTGCTTCCTCGGCTTTCTCTTCCGCGATCTCTTCCGGCGTCTGGGGGACTGGCTCTTCTTCCACTGCCGCCTCTGCGTCAGGGGTGCCGGTTTCTGTCACCCCCTCTGCGGTCTGCTCTTCTGCTTGGTCTTTGGCGGCTGCCTTTGCGCCCTTGGCTTTTGGCTTTGGCCTCTTGGCTTTTGGCTTCTTGGCAACGGCGTCTTCTTCCTCGATCTCCTCCTTGCGGTCTAGGAGACGGCCAATGATGGCGTTCTCTTCTTCGCCTGTGGTCTCGTCACCCATGAGGGTGCGGAAATCTGACAAGTCGCGCTCAAAGGCCAGACGGCGGGCCTCACCGCGCTTCCTTTTGATCGGATCGTTGGATGCCTCAAGGGCTTTGATGTCTCCTGCTTCCCGCGCAAGGCGGTCAGGCATGGATTGCAGGACAGAGATGCGGGCAAGGTATGCTTCAGAGTTCTCG